TGAACACATGTCGTGAATGTGAACATTTTATAAAACTTACAAAACAATGTGGTAAATGTATGTGTTTTATGCCAGTAAAAGTAAGAATGGTTAACCAACATTGTCCGATTAACAAGTGGTAATTATGAAAACTGTAACTCTCAATTTGTCCACCTATCAAGCTGCGGTGGTTCGTCAAGTTCTTTTTGAGGCCCAGAAAGGATATTCTTATGGACCTTCTGCACCAGAACGGGTGTTTGAGATCCGTGAAGTTATCACTGATCTGGATGATGCAATCAGTCAGGTTGTAGAATAAATAAGAGGGCTGAGGCCCTCTTTTTTCATGGCTAGTCTTTCAGGTAAAACAACCGCAGGAGAACAGAACTGGCAAGTTTATGTTGTAGATCGTGCTGACAGGGCATCAACAGAATATTTGGTCGAAGCTGCTGGAATGGTGTATACCAAGACATCACCATCCAAACAAACAGATATAATTGGTGTTGCACAAGTTGGTGAGAAAGTAAAGATCACTAGTACAACAATTTACAATGTTACTGTAACTAAAGGACCTCTTGGTAGAGGAAGAACAGAACAGTGTGCTCAGGTTAGATATCAAAGTAAGACTGGATATCTCAAACTTACATCGATTAGAAAACCAACAAGTGCTGGAGATGCTGCAGAGAAAAGAACTCTAACACTTACACAAACTTTACTGGAACAATTAAAGGACATTGCTGGTGTAGGTAGAGGTGGTAATTCATCTTTCAATATCACTGTTCCTGGACTTGGACCTATTAATGGTATTAATGGTATTCGCAAGGTAACTACTAGGCCGTTGGGTAGAGAAGCAAAGGCTGACTTTGCATTGATTGACAAGAGAGGAAAGGAGATCCTCTATGTTTCACACAAACAAGGAAAGACTGCATCAGCTTTCCAACAGTATGGTGGTGTGTCTGAAAAGTCTGGAACTCCTGGAAATCCTGGACTGATCATGAATGATCCAGAGGTCCAACAGTTCTTTGATGATCTTTATACTTTCTATGAAGATGATAAAATGGGATTGAAACAGTATGATAACAATCCCTTTGGTAGTGGAAGACTGAATAAGAGAGTGTTTAGATACCTTGGAGATCCTACTTTAATCAGTAGATCTGTATATGGTCCTGATTTTGGTAGACCATTTGGACCAGACAACGTACATCTTCTTGGTCAAGGTGAGTTTATCTTCACACCTATTGTTAGCCCTGATGGTGATATTACTTTCCAACTTACGTTCTCTGGACCAATGGAAATCAATGGTGTAACTACACCATTCACAGAGAGAAATAATCCATATAGAGCCATCATCATGGCCAGATATACAAGTGGTAGAAAAGTGGTGAGTTCAAGGGGTGATATTCCTGGTGTTCGATGCGTCATCGCACCTGCCGCCCTCGCAGGGGCCGGTGTAGATATTGACACACTGCTCTGACCACGGACCCGAAACTCTGGTAAAATAAATAAAAGAACACGCACAAACTAAATGAATGAAATTTGGAAAGACATTGATGGGTATGATCAATATCAAATTTCATCATTAGGTAGAATAAGAAATAAAAATACTGGCAGAATAAGAAAAACCTTTTTAAAACCTGGTAGAAAATACGAAGTTACAATACAACTTCACAAAAACTCCATTAAAAAAACTTACAATTTGCATCGGTTGGTAGCAAAACATTTTTTAGAGAATTATGATGACAATTTAATAGTAATGCATATTGATGAAAATCTTCCAGTTGATGTTGTCAATTCTGTTTCAAATCTAAAAATGTCAACTCAAAGTGAAAATATGAAGGACTGTTTTTTAAAAAATAGAAAATCACATTCTGGAAAGAATAATCCTAGGTATATTGATGGTAGAGAAATGAATAGGAAAACTAATCGCAATAAAGAAAGAGGTCACTGGTAATGGCTCTTAATACCCATTTGGAACACCTTGAAGACGACATCCTCAACCAGGGGACAGAAGGTGGCTTAAATGCGATCAAGTTCCTTCGTGAACTGGGGGACATGCTCACCCAACCCCAGTCCAACGTCAAGGTAACGACAAAGTGGGATGGTGCTCCTGCAATTATCTGTGGTAAAGATCCAGTCTCTCAACGGTTCTTTGTGGGAACCAAGTCTGTCTTTGCCAAGACTGCACCTAAAGTTATCTACAGTGAAGCCGATGCTGACGCAATGTATGAAGGTCAATTGGCTCAAAAATTGAAAGACGCATATCGATATCTCTCTCAACTTCCTATTCAAGGAGTTCTTCAAGGAGATCTTCTTTTCACCGACGACAAAGATACCCGTCTGGTGAATGGTGAACAATCGATTGTGTTTCAACCAAACACGATTGTTTATGCAGTCCCAACTAACTCTGCTCTGGGTGCAAAGGTTGCCCGTGCAAAGTTGGGTATTGTGTTTCACACCACTTACGTTGGTCCAACTCTTGCAGATATGAATGCACAGTTCGGTGCAAGTGTCTCTAATCTTCAGGGTAATGCTGATGTGATGGTGTTTAGCTCTGACTTTACTGATGCTACTGGTGCTGCAAAGATGACAGAGGCTGAGAAACGTCAGTATGATCTGTTGGTCAATCGTGCAGAGGGATCTCTCAAACAAGCCAGTGCATTCCTTAACCTACTGGGTTCCTTTGGACAAAGTAAGTTCATGATGAATGTGTTGTTCAAACAGTTTTTTAATACCTACATCCGTCAAGGTAAACCAATTCGCAACGTACAGGACGTAGTTCAAGACTTTAAAGTTTATTATTCTGGTCTTCTCAACAAAGAAATTGCAACAAAGAAGACGAAATCGGCCCAAGATAAATATTTACAAATGCGGACAGATGGTCTTAAGTTCATTCAAGTGAACGAAAGATCCATCTATTTCACCGTTGCCTCATACATGAATTTGATTGAGGCTAAGAACTTTATTATTCGTAGACTTGAGAGGGTTCAAACTTTGGGAACCTTCCTTCGCACGGAGAACGGATACAAAGTCACGGCTCCAGAAGGATTTGTGGCCATCCGTTCGGGTAATGCCCTCAAGTTAGTTGATAGACTAGAGTTCTCAAGAGCCAACTTCACCGCCGATAAAAATTGGTCAAAATGAGTTTTTTCAATCGCGTTAAAACTATCCTTGAGGCTGCAACTCAGGCATCTGAGAAGGCCAAACAGATGGGTCTCAAGAGTGATGGTCATGGTGATTACTATGACAAAGATGGTAAGTTGGTTGCCAAGACTGTTGGTGGTAACTTGAAGTTCTTTGGTAACCGTCCTACCGCAGGTCAACCAATGACTGATGCGGCTGCCAAGATGGTTCCAGAACCTCAACCGCAACAACAGAAACAACAAGAACCAGAGAAACCAAAGAAGACTGGTGAGACCCTCACTGTAGGATTTGGTCGTTTCAATCCTCCTACTGTTGGTCACGAAAAACTTCTCAACACTATTAGTCAAACTGCAGGTAGGGGTGGTCAGTATCGTATCTACCCATCCCGTAGTGAAGATCCAAAGAAGAACCCACTCCCTGCTGGTGAGAAGGTTCAGTACATGCGTAAGGCTTTTCCTCAACATGCAAATGCGATTGTTGATGATGAAAAGACTAGAAACATCTTTGACGTATTGAAGGCTGCAGATGCAAAAGGATACTCCTCTGTCAATATTGTGGTTGGTTCAGATAGGGTCAAGGAGTTTGAGAACCTTGCGAACAAATACAACGGACAGTTATACAATTTTGACAAAATTAACATTGTCTCAGCCGGCGAAAGAAATGCCGATGCCGAAGGTGTTGAGGGTATGTCTGCCTCTAAACTTAGAAAGGCAGCTCTAGAAGGAGACTTTGCATCCTTCCGTAGTGGTGTAAGTAAGAACCTGGATGATAAGACCACAAGACAACTCTTCGATACCATTCGTAAGAGAATGAATGTGAAGACTGAGGGATGGCAGGTTGCTCCTAAGTTGTTTCCTCAGTCTCTTAGAGAACATTACATCACTCAAAAACTTTTTCAGGTGGGTTCTTGGGTAGAGAACATGAACCACGGCTTGATTGGTAAGGTTGCCCGTCGTGGTGCAAACTATGTTATCGCAGTAACAGAAGATAACATCATGTTTAAGTCCTGGTTGAAGGATCTTATTGAGGTTTATGAACTTGGAACTGATGCATATAGAGATCATGCAGTCAGTACCACACCTGGACAGAAGTACCCATTTATAAATAAGATTAGGCAAAACTTGAGAAAATCCAGAAAAAGATGAAGGACTCTAAACAAGTCAGATCTGAATATCAATCTTTCGTAGAATCATATTCATCGATCGCGGCTAAAGGGGCTGAGGAAGCCAAAGAAGCGGAGATGAAAAAGAAGTCTTCCAGAAAGGAAAAGGAAGATGATGAGTGTTCTTGTGAGAAAGAAAGTGTTCTCATGAGAAAGTCTGGTGCTTTCACTGAACTGGCTGAGAAATACCAGATGAGTGTCAAACAGTTTGCCAGATTTGTAGAGAACAACCAAGGTCTGTTTGATGTTCCAACCAGACAAAAGGCCGTTCTTGCAAATAAGTTCTCTGGATTTAAAGAGACTGTAGAATGGGATAAGTTCTTTGGTGATCTGGAACTGGTACAAGTAGAAGAAGGTCTTGGTGTTGTAACTGGAACCGCCAAGGTGATCAATAAAGTGATGAAGAGCCCATCACAAACTCCTGCACAGGAGAAGAAGGCAGTTAGAGATTTGACAAAGGCTATGGATGTGGTTGCAAAACCGATCAAGTCTTTTGTGAATGTTGGCGATAAGAAGAACCAGGAAATGATGAACAAGCGCAGACCAACCGCTGCGCAAGCTCAAAGAATGGAAGAGTTTGATGCAGAGGTTGAAGAACTGCAAGAAATTCAAACCAAAGAGACTGCATCTGGAACCAAGTATAAGGTTCGTGTAAAAGAGAAGGAGAGTGGTTCTTCCTATATTCGTTATGCAACCCGTGAAAAGATTGCACAACTTCGTGCTGATCCTAAGATCGCATCTGTTGAGATGACCGATGAGGGTGAAGCTCCTGAAGATAGAGGTGAGAAGAAAGCCCAAGCCAAGGGTGGTGGTCTCGCCGTTAAGATGAAGAAGAAACAGGAAAAAGAAGCTGCTGCAAAACCAGCAGGTAAGGTGAAGAGAAGTGTCACCACCGAAGGTCTTGATCCTGTCGGTAAAGAAGATGAAGACATCGATAACGATGGTGATACCGATAAGAGTGATAAGTATCTTCACAAGAGAAGAAAGGCCATCGGTAAGGCCATGAAGAAGAGAATGAAGGAAGGTTTCTCTAACTGGAGAGAAGACCTCAAAGAAATCACTGATGTTCAAGACTTAAAAAAAGTCAAGGGTGGTAAGGTCAACAACAAGGTAATCATTAACCCACCTATGGGTGAGGGTTTTGATCCTCAAAAGATTGCTGAAGGTCTTGGTGCTGAGTTGGTTGATTGTAGAGAAGTAGAGGAAGCCGTTGAAGGTGGTCCTATTCTTCCTGGTGAAAAGGGTAAGAGAATTTATCCAAAGGGTCAGGAACCAAAACCAACTGGTGCAAAACTTCCTCCTCTCCAGAAGGCTGGTTACGAACCAGAAGGTGAACAAATCGATGAGATCGCCCCTGCACTTGCCGCTGGTGCTGCATTAGGTATCGGTGCTGCTGGTATGGGTTTGATTAACAAACTGAGACAACAAAAGAAAGCTGGTGAACAGGGCAAACCTCAACCTGGTGTTGTAGGAAATCTGCAGAAACGCAACCAGATGTTGCAACAACTCAATCAAGAGACTGAAGTTGAGGGTGAAGTCATCGATGAGAAGAAACTCACCGAACCTGAAATGAAGAAACGTGAAGAAGTTGTCAAGTCTATGAAGAAGAAGGGTGACTTCTCTAAGTACGGTTCTCGTGCAAAGGAAGTGATGTATGCCACCGCAACAAAAATTGCCAAGAAAAAGGCATGAAAACCTTCCAACAATTCTCTGAGGAAGTAAGTCCTTTTCGTAATCCTGTGCAATGGTGGAACCAGGGTAGAAATACCAGGGTTCCAAATGAAAACCAGGCTTCCTGGAAAGATCTTGCAAAGGATGATTGGAAACAACGCCAAGGTTTAAAGGGTGCTGGTGGAAAAGGTGGTTGGGATCCTACCAGAGGATTTAGAGTTCAGTCCGCTGCCAAAGGTGGACTGAACAGTGGTCCTACTCCTGCAGTTCGTCAGGCTTTTGAGAGACCAGTAAGAACCGCAAGGACAGTTGCAAGAGGTATTGCAACTGGAGCCCGTGTTGCAGGAACAGTTGGTTCTGCATTATTAGGTCTCGATAGATTTAAGTGATCCTATATAGAGCGTAGCTGCATATACGGTCATGCCCGTTTTTCTTTTGGTATTGAAGCCAATTATTTTTAGAATTGCTACACATCCATCTGTTAAAAAACTGGTTATTGAACTCCTTGAGAGATACGTGAAGTCTACTGACAACAGTATCGATGATGCAGTTCTGGCTACAGTTAAGGAACTTATGTTCAAACCTCAAGCTGAAGCCTGATACCAAGGAGGGTTCTAAACCCTCCTTTTTTTATAAATAAATTATAGGAAAATATTACAGGGACAAACCATGGCTCTTTGGGGCAATAACGATAATGTAACCACTGCCACCGCTGGTATTGTCACGGTTAGTGGAACTACGGTAACTGGTACTGCTACCACTTTTACTAACTATGAAGTTGGTCAAGTACTGACAAT